ACTGGTTCCCCCATGGGGGGGATAACTGGATGGTCATGCTCAGCATTATTTCATCATTCTCTAGTTTTGCTTTCTTATTACAAGTGTAATAAAAATATCGTACCATTAGAAATGGAATACGGAATACTCGGAGACGATATGATAGCCTGGGATCATAATTATAATCCCAGATTAGATCCTGAAGCTCAGGATCTATCAGTATTTACTGGTCAATATCTGAGACACTGTAGCATCTACGGATTAAAAATCTCGTTAGATAAATCCCACTTTCCTGTCATACAGGGAAATAAATTAATCTCTAGAAGAGAATTTGGGAAGAGATTAGCAATTTTTGATAATCATTATGGGAGAATGGTTTCTCCTATAGATTCTGGCTATATTATAGATTTGAATGATACACAAGGTGTATTGGAATTAATGGTAAAAATTATTAAAGGTTATCTTCTGGATTTCTTCACAGTTAAGGAAATGTGGAGATTACTATCACCATTGATGATAGTTTATTTCAGAAGAGATAAAATATGTGCGAAATCGTACATAAAATCCTTTATACTTAAAAATCAGAAGTATAAAGTACCATTATTTAGGGCAATGTTGTATATTGTCTATAGGACTTACATAGAAATGTATCCTAATTTTAATTCCAGGATTCCTGAATTAATTTTCTTTTTACATAAAATTATGGAAAGAACTAATGGTTTAACCTTTGTTGTATCAATTCTCGAAGAATTAGATAATATCCCACAGATTCTGGAGGAAAATAATATGATCAACGTTATTAACGAGAATCAACCATATGCGTTAAGTAATTTAGAGTACCTTACTCTATTATGTACCTTTACTAGTTGTAAGGGTGACTTTAATGAATTTCTTAGATTCATTATTTCAAATACATTGGATTTGGAATACGCTCCTATCATTCATGCTAATTCAATAGAATTGAATAGAAGAGCCAAGTACCTCCGTGAAAGGCAACGTTACCTTTTCGGTCATGAGGAATCTGTACCTTGTACATATTCTTCCGTTTGGACACGTGTTCAAATGGATCATAGTTATACTTCTCGAGAAAAGAAGTACAGGGAAATTTACTACAGGAAATTCACTGCCTTCAGTGACTTTATCAGCCCAAAGTGGGTATGAAATGACTAGTTTGCGGGCTAAAAAAGTGACATCTATACTATAGAAAATCTTTTATCTTATCTTTTTTATGAGGGGGGCAAACTTGCGCCTTAGATTTGAGGCGTTTTAGACATAATAAGTTATTATGAATCATGTTTACGGAGACAGTACCACTGGACTCTAGGTGACATTAACCGTTAATGTCCACTCTTGACGAGCTTTTTTCTGTTTAGTATATCCTAAGTCTTGAGTGAAATCTTATCTTTCCTGCTCCTACCCTTGTCCGGTTTACCCGTCACTGACGAAAAACGTTTT